CCTACACTGGGTCGTCGGTAACTTACTCTGGTGGTGGTGGCGGCGGAGGTATTGGTAGCGGTGCTGGTGGTGGTGCTGGAGGTTCTGGCGGTGGTGGTAACGGTGGGACTGGCGGTTATCAAAACCATGGTTCGGGTGGAACAAACACTGGTGGCGGTGGCGGTGCAGGTACTACAACTTACGGTGGTGCTGGTCAAGGTGGTTCGGGAATAGTTGTTATCCGTTATCTGACTGCAGATGCTGAATTGTTGAATGTTACTGGCGGCACTAAAACCACATCTGGTTCTTACACGGTTCACAGTTTTACTTCGTCTGGAACATTTGCAGTGGCGGTGGCATGATGGCTCACTTTGCTCTCGTGGAAAACGGTGTCGTAACAAATGTGATTGTCATTGCGGACAATGATTGCGGTGGTGAGGATTTCCCCGAAAGCGAACCGATTGGTCAAGCATTTATTGCGAGCATTGGTCTTTCTGGTGAATGGAAACAAACTTCGTACAACACATACAAAGAAAACGGTGAATCCAAGCACAGAACTGGTGGAATTCCTTTTCGGGGCAAATACGCCGGCATTGGCGATATCTACGACCCCATCAAAGACGAATTTGTAAACACAGAGGTATCACAATGAAATTGTCCAAGAAACAACAAGCAGCGTTACTGTCGTACGCGCGCGCAGCACTCGCAGCGGTCGCCGCAGTAGTCGCCACAGGCAACTTCAACGCAGAGGACTTGCTGAAAGCAGCGGTCATTGCGGTTCTTCCGCCAGTGTTGCGTTGGGCTAACCCGAAGGATAAGGCTTTCGGTAGAGGTAGCACCAAGAGGCGATAAATGGATTTGGGAGACCTTCTCAATGAGAAGGAGTGGCGCAAATGCAAAGCAGACGCTGACGCATCAATAGATGATGCGCTCGCAGCATTTGAGTATTTTTGCTCTACATACTGGTTCATTCGCCACCCTGAGCGTGGACGTATCAAGTTTGTGTTGCGTGAAGCACAGTTGGAGACTGCGCGCAACTGGATGGAGCACCGCTACACAATCGTGCTGAAGGCACGACAGATTGGGTTCTCCACTCTTGCGGCCGCGTTTGTGTTTTGGGAGACGTTCTTTTGGTCTGACAGGTTTGTGGTCATGTTGTCTCGTACGGAGCGTGAGGCTTCGAAGTTGTTGCAGAAGACGAAGTATGGGTACAAGATGTTGCCGCAGTGGATGAAGGTTCGTGGTCCTGAGGTTCTCGTTGACAACCAGTTGAAGATGGTGTTTAGCAATGAGTCGTCGGTTGAGTCGCTGCCTTCTGGCAACGACCCTGCTCGTGGTGAAGCGGTTTATCGTGTGGTGATTGACGAGATGGCGTTCTTGCCCAATCCTGATGAGGCGTGGGCATCTATTGAGCCGATTGCGGACGTTGGCGGTCGCGTCATCTGTCTGTCTACGGCTAATGGTGAGGGCAACATTTTTCATGATTTGTGGGTTGGTTCCCAAACAGGGACCAACAGGTTCGTCGGCATCTTCTTTCCGTGGTCGGCGGGTGAACGTAATCAAGAATGGTATGAGGCAAAGAAGCGGGATTTGCCTGATTGGCAGTTGGCGCAGGAGTATCCGTCCGACCCCGACGAAGCCTTCATTCGTTCTGGTCGCCCCGTGTTTGACTTGGACACTTTGCGTTCGTTGGAGATTGTGGAGCCGTATCGCGGCTATTTGCACAAGTTGCCGGGGCGTGGGGTGTATGAGTTTCGTGAGGATGGTGGTGAGTTGGCGGTGTGGGAGTTCCCTCAGTTGGGTGAGGTGTATGTGGTGGGGGCTGACGTTGCTGAGGGTTTAGGGTATGGTGACTATTCGTCTGCGCATGTAATCAATGCTTCTACTGGTGATTTGGTGGCGCATTGGCACGGTCACATTGATGCTGACTTGTTTGGTGAGGAGGCGTTGTATGCGTTGGGGTGGTGGTACAACAAGGCTTTGGTGGGTGTGGAGTCAAACAACCACGGTTTGACGACATTGAAGGGTTTGCAGCGTGTTGGTTACAAGAACTTGTTTAGGCAGCGTAGGTTGGGTCAGCGTAATCCGACGGTGTCGGAAACGCTGGGTTGGCGTACGACGAGTGTGTCGAAGCCGTTGGCGATTGATGAGTTGTCTGCGAACATTCGTGATGGTGCGATTTGGATTGGGTGTAAGGAGACGGTTGCTGAGTTGCGGACGTTTGTGCGCGAGGAGAACGGCAAGATGCATGGTTCTCCGCACGATGACAGGGTTATGTCGTTGGCGATTGCTAATCAGATGTTGAAGTATGTTTGGTTGCCTGAGTACAGGTCTTCGGAGACGGTGAAGACGAATACGTTGCGTTGGTGGGAATCGAAGATTGTGCGTGAAAAGAAGCCTGAAAAGGTTCCGATTGGGTCCTACAATGTCAGAAGTAGCGACGGGGGCTATGGGTGATGCAGGTTTTTGTTTGCCAAGAGTGTGGTCGTGATTTTGAGACCGAGGAATTGCCCCGCCGTGGCGCGGTGTGTTTCCGCTGCCACGTGCGGACAATAAGGCTCGGGTTCACGTACGGGCAGGAAGATTTCCACGGTCCAACGATTCGGGAGCGTCAGCGGCAAACGGTTGAAGACGCGAAGATAAACGGTTACAACGCTGAACCGATTGGGAGCCGTTGGGTGTGACATGGAGACTATTCTGGTTCCGATTGCGGTTGCGGTTATTTCGGGACCGATAGTGGTTCTCCTTCAGAAGTTGCGCAAGGAGAACGCAGACCAGCATGCCGAAGGCAGGATTCTGCTTCGGAATGTTGCGCACAAGGTTGACAAGGTTGGGGAAAAGTTGGACCAGCACATCGGCTGGCATAAAGGGAAAGAGGAATAATGGCACGCATTTCTAACTACGAGTTGTTGAAGCGGTATCGCAACAAGTTGGAGCATTCGCGTCGCTGGCGCAAAGAAGAGAAATACGACGACTTGTGGCAGCGAATGATTGACCTGTACCGAGGCAAGCATCATCGCACCGACATTCGTGAGGACCAGTTGCTTGTCAACATGGCGTTCTCAACCATCAACATTGTTGCACCGTCTGTGTCGGTGAATCATCCAAAGATTACGGTGAATGCTAAGCGCCCCGAGGACGGGGACAAGGCTGTTGTTACCGAAGCCATCGTGAACTATTGGTGGCGTCACTATGACTGCCAGCGTGAGTTCCGTCGCTCGGTGAAAGATGCGCTGATTCTTGGTCACGGTTGGGTGAAAACTGGTTACAGGTATGTTGAGGAAGAGAAGGCTGTTGAGGGTCAGTTTGATTCATACGACGAGTTGGTTGAAGTTCGTGACGAGAATGTCGCTGAGTCAAATCTGATTGTCAAAGAGGACCGTCCGTTTGTTGAGCGTGTGTCTCCGTTCGATGTGTTTGTTGACCCGGATGCCACCAGCATGGATGATGCGCGTTGGATTGCGCAGCGTATCCGACGCCCTCTAGAGGATGTGAAGAAGGATAAGCGTTACAACTCGACTGCGCGACAGGAGGCTGCCCCGAGCCATTACAGCAAGTGGGGTCAGGATTCTTTCCGTCCGCGTCGTTCGCAGGACCCCGCTGATTCGTATGTTGAGGTGTGGGAATGGTACGACATTGACCGCAATACGGTGTCGGTATTCTGTGACGGGTCGGACAAGTTCCTTGTCGCCCCGAAAGAGATTCCGTTTGCGTTCGGTCAACCGTTCGTGATGATTCGCAACTATGACGTGCCAGAGACGTTCTACCCGATGGGCGAACTTGAAGCCATTGAACCGTTGCAGCACGAACTGAACCAGACCCGCACCCAGATGATGAACCACCGTAAACGGTTCTCTCGTAAGTGGCTGTACAAGGAAACTGCGTTTGATACTGATGGTCGTCAGGCGTTGGAGTCGGACGAGGACAATGTGATGGTTCCGGTAATTACGGATGACAATCTGGGCAATGTGATTGCCCCGATGCCTGCGGTAATCAACCCACCTGAGTTCTACAACCAGTCTGACCTGATTTCGATGGACATGAACCGCGTGAGCGGTGTCACCGAATACCAGCAGGGTGCAATGCCCGAAATTCGTCGTACTGCGACTGAGGCCGCCATTGTGCAGGATGCGTCCAACGCTCGCGCCAGCGATAAATTGGCAATCATTGAACGCAGTATCGGTGAGTGTGCGCGTCGTCTGGTGATGCTTGCCCAGCAGTTCATGACTGGTGAGCAGGCCATCCGTGTGGTTGGTTCCGAGGCGCAGCCGCTGTGGTTGACGTTTGACCGTGATTACATTCAGGGCGAGTTTGATTATGAGGTTGAGGCTGGGTCTACGGCTCCAATGAATGAGTCGTTCCGTCGTCAGCGTGCGTTGCAGATTGTGGATGCGATGGCTCCGTTTGCTGGGGCTGGGATTCTGGACATGGGCAAACTGGCTGCTTACGTGTTGCAGTACGGTTTCGGTATCAAGCAGGCGCAAGGGTTCTTGATGCCGGGTGGCGGGATGATGCCGCCTGAGGCTGGCGGTCAGCCGATGGCTCCGCAGCAGGGGATGGTTCCGGGTATGGGTGCGGCTGAGGCTCCGCCTACTGGCGGTATGCCGATGCCGAGCAATATTCCGCCTGAGATTCTGTCGCAACTGCTTGCTGCTGGGGCTCCGCTGCCTTCTACGCAGTTGCCAAACGAACAAATTATGTAGTGCCCAGTACTAGGGGTAGAGCAACCGCCGAAGGAGGACTCTATGAGTAATATCGAGAACACAGTTGAAACCATTGCTGACGCACCCCTAGAGGGGCAAGTTGAGGGAATTGGTGAGACTGGTGAAGCCCCCGTTGGGGAACCCCGTGAGTATTTCGCTTGGGACGAACACGCTGACAAGCCCGTCAGGCTGACTGTTGATGGCGAAGAAATCGAGGTTCCGTTGGCGGAGGCGCTCAACGGTTACCAGCGTCAAGCGGACTACACCCGCAAGACGCAGGAACTTGCTGAGCAACGAAGACAGGTGCAGTTCGCCAGCGCTTTGCAAGAGGCTTTGCAGAACGACCCGAAAGGCACTTTGGACCTGCTTTCACAACACTATGGTGTGAACACCCAGCAGCCCTCGCAAGAGGAACTGGAGATGATGGACCCCACAGAGAGGCAGTACCGACAACTCGAATCTCGGATTCAAGCGTTCGAACAGGAGAAAGCGATGCGTGAATTGGAGAATCAGATTGGGTCTTTGTCACGGAGATACGGCGAACTTTTCGACGCGAACGAGGTCGTAGCCAAAGCACTTGCTACTGGCAACACCGACCTTGAAGCCGTGTACAAGCAGATTGCTTTCGACCGTCTCTACGACCAGACTCGTTCCAAGTCTGTGGCGCAAGCCAAACAGGCTGAGGATACGAAGAAGATTGTTGAGGCGAAACGTGAGGCGGCTGTTGTGTCCAAGGGCGCTTCCGCGAAGAGTGCTGACGTGTCTTCTAAACCCATCAAATCAATTCGTGATGCCTTCGATGCTGCCAAACGGCAGTTAGAGGGATAGCGATATTTCAACAAGGAGTAAATCATTATGACGGCTAACGCCAATTTTGATGCGCTGCTTACAACTACGCTTGCGAACTACCGTTCGCAACTTACGGACAACGTGTTCACTGCACGTCCGCTGACCTACTTCCTCATGGACAAGGGTCGCATCCGCATGTTGAACGGTGGAACGAAGATTGTTGAGCCGCTCATCTACGGACAGAACAACACGGTCGGGTCCTACTCGGGCTACGACTCGCTGAGCCTTGCCCCGCAAGAGGGCATCTCGGCTGCTGAGTTCGAATGGAAGCAGTACGCTGCGTCCATCGCAATCAGCGGTATCGAAGAGGCGAAGAACAACGGTGAGCAGGAAATCATCAACCTGCTGGAAGCCAAAATCATGCAGGCTGAAGAGTCGATGCGTGAAGGCTTCAACGAGATGTTCTTTGCGGACGGAACTGGCAACAGCAGCAAGAACTGGAACGGTCTCGGTAACCTCGTTGAGGCTTCGGGAACCGTTGGCGGTATCGACCGTTCGGCTCACTCATGGTGGCGCTCGAAGGAAGAGAACACGGCAACTGCCCTGACTCTTGCTCAAATGTCCACGATGTACAACAACGTGTCGGTGGGCAATGACCACCCGGACATGATTCTGACCACCCAAACCCTGTTTGAGAAGTATGAGGCGCTTTTGCAGCCGCAACTTCGTTTCACGGACACCAAGACGCTTGATGCTGGCTTCCAGAACCTGCTGTTCAAGGCTGCTCCGATTGTTTACGATGTGCACTGCACCTCTGGTGTCATGTACTTCCTCAACAGCAAGTACCTGACCCTCGTCGGTCACTCTGGTAAGTGGTTCGCACAGACCGAGTTCGTCAAGCCTGAGGATGTGGATGCGCGTTACGCGCTCATCATGTGCTACGGCAACCTGACGGTTCGCAATGCTGCGA